GGACACTTTGTTAACTGTCACATGACCGCAGTTACACTCATTACTGTTGCACCAGGATTACGAGCAAGTGCTACTTGCTTTGCATCTTGGTAATCTATAGCGATCACTTCTTCATCCCAAACTTTACCTGCTTTGTATAGCGTTACTTTACATACCATTATGAATCCTCCGACATTTTTGAGAAATCATTTATCTTTTCAAATTTTATAGTGCGTAAAAACTTATCTAATAACACATCACCTTTATGTGATATAACAAATAGATTAGTTGTCTGCCCTAGTGACTTTAATATCTGCAGTAACTCATTTGTTGCTGCTGCATCAAGAGAAGAATCAAAGACTTCATCAAGTATCAATAGATTAGTTGCTACACTATTCTTCATTCTAGCAACTTCTCTCCATGTAAACAAGAGTGATAGATCTATTTTCTGTTTCTCTCCTTCAGAGAATGATGCATAACTAAAATCATCTCTAAATCTACTCTTCAACTTCTCATTAAACTCTTCATCTAAGGTAAAGTTTACAAAGAAGTCCATACTGTTCAGATATTTATTGATTAACTTGTTAAAAATCGGCACATATTTCTTGATGATTTGAGATTTTATACCACTATCTTTGAGTAGTTGTGATATAACTTGGAACTCATCTAACTTTCTATTAACATGAGAACAACTTTTCATAGTCTCCTCTAAACTCATTTGAAATTCTACCAGAGCAGATTGTTCTTTGTCAATATTAGGTGTGACAGTTTTTAGTTTGTCTATTTCTTTCTCTCTTCTAAGATTTTCTTTTTGTAATCTTATGATCTCACGTTCTATTGCAGATATATCAGTTCTCATATCGTGGCACTTCATTGATATATCATCTGCTGCTTCTATTTCATTCAACAATACGTTTATATCTGCCTTAAGATTACTTAAATTTTTTGATATTGATTCACCAGTTTCTTCTAATGATTTTATTTTCTTATCCTTAAATGTTTTTTTAATAACCTGTGTGCAAGTAGGGCAGTTATCATGTGTAGATAGAAACTTGATTTCTTTCTTTGCGTTTCTCAACTCAGAATTTAAGGAACCTTGATCTAGTTTTAAATCATCTAGTTTAGTTCTCTGTTCTGCTGTATCTATTAGTTGTCGTTGCTGTATTTCTAGTTCTTTCTTCTTTACTTTTAGTTCCTCTTCTTGATCTCCCAGTTCTACCCAGTTTGCATCTATCTTATCTTGTATTTCTTTCTGTCTATTATCGTTTACTTCTTTGAGTTGTTTTAAAAGTTTTGTTTGTGCTGTTACTTTCTGTTCTGCTACAGTTAATAGATGATCACATTCTTTTCTTGCTGCTAGTGTTTCTCTTACTCTATCTTTGAGTAAGGTATTCATTTTTGAGAAGATCTTGATGTCCAGTAGATCCTCGATAACTTCTCTCCTGTGACTTGCTCCGAGTTGCATGAAGGGGACAAAAGTGGATGAACCCAAGATGACGACTTGCGTAAATGATTTGAAGTTGAGTTTGAGAACTGATCCCTCAAGATATTTTTGGGTGTCGTTCGCTGCAGCGTCCTGATCGACGAGTTTATTGTTCCTGTATAGTTCAAATATATTTGGTTTGATTCCTCGGAATACTCTGTACTCATCTTTTCCTATAGAGAATGTTACTTCTACCTTAGTAGATTTTTCGTTGATACTATTTACTAACTGACCCCTAGTTATTTTTCTAAAAGGTTTGTTAAATAATCCGAAACATAAAGCATCTAACATAGTGGATTTACCCGATCCATTATGTCCTACTATTAATGTAGATTGACTTTCATCAAGATTAATTTCAGTCCATTGATCACCAGTGGAAAGAAAGTTCTTCCACCTCAATGTTTCAAATACGATCACTTAGTAACTTTGCCTTTGGGAATAATAAGTTGGTTTTCTTTAATGATTGTGAATCGATAATCATAATTTACACAGTTCATAGCGATGATATCAGGATCAACTTCCATGATCTCTAGTTCTCTTTCGCTATCGTTTGCTTCTAATAGACCCATATGTCTGGTAGCATCATCCTCTGACTCGAAAACTGTGACAGTCTTCTTTTTATCTTTGGAGTTTACAGCGTAAATGCCTCCAGTTTCTTTTTCCATTAGGACAAACATTATAGTTCAGATGCCTCGACGTATAGTGATCTCATAACAGACTTAACATTAGACTTATCAACTTTAAGTTCTATTTCATCTATGTATGATTCAAGTAATGTCATGGTGTCCTCTGTTTCCAGAGTACTATCCGAACATTCCAGTTCAGCACTGAGGTCTTCGACAATCTTAAGATCTCCGAGACCTATGTTTTGAAGTTGCTTGACCGCATAGTCAAACTTCTGGTAATCACCTTTCTCTTCTACTATAAGTTTTACGAAGGATCCTTTGAGGTCTTCCGACTCTGGGATACTAACTCCGTTATTATAATACAGTTTATGAAAAATGTCAAAGGGATTCCGATAAAAAGTAGTTTTAAGAGTAGACGTGTCAAAAACGTGAAACCCTCTTTTACATCCGTAGTCATTCCAGTATAGTTGATAAGGATTACCTAAGTAAGATATATTACCTTTCGTTGATTTCTGATGATAGTGTCCACTAAAAACTCGTTTGAATTTATTGAAGAAGGTCTTGTCCATACCACTTTCCATGACATGACCAGGATGTGCTTCAAAACCATTCAGTTCTAGATGACCCATGCATACAGGTGCTTTAGATCTTTGAACTGCTTCAAAGACTTCAGACTTGTTATCATCACAAATCCAAGGTAACAATAGTATATCAGTTCCATCATAACTCTTAGTTGTTGGTTTGTCAATAACATCAAAGTTATATTCACCTAGAATCTCATGAGGTGCATTTACCCTTAAAGTATTCTTATAATATATGTCATGATTACCAATCAGCATAGTATGATTACATCCTAATTTCACTAACTGATCAAACCACATCTCCTTTGCTGAGTCTAATGACATAAAATTAATATATCTTCTTCTATCAAAGGTATCACCCAGACTTATAACTTCCTTTATACCTGATGCTTTTATAAAGGGTATCACCACTTTACCATAAAACCTGGCATAGTGATTGATAAAATGTTGATTGTCATTACGCACACCGAAGTGCTGATCCGTAATAAGTAGGATCTTCATGGGCGACGAGTTTTTATTTGTATATTATTCTTGATAGCATTATAGTCGGTATTGCCTGATCCGTCAACTGTAAAGATATCGGAGTAACCATACTTGTCTATAATCTTATCTTTTATATCCATCTGTCTTTTTTCTTTAGCAATCCTACGAAGAAAAGCATAGTAAACTATTTGAGTAAAATAAGCAAAGGGATTTTTACTTTTCTCTGGATTAAAATTCTTTATATATTGTACACAGTTTTCATACCCATCAGCAATCATATCATCCTTATACATGTAGTTGATAAAGTTGGGTCGGAATGATAAGTGTGTAGCAATTTTAAGGAAACACTCACCTAAGTATTCATCGATTCGCGGTTCAGTATCACCTAGTTTCTCTGCCTCTGCAACTTTATTTTTATACACTATAATAGACTCCAAAAACTTCTTGTTATCTACATAGTGAGGTTTTCTTTTCTTTGGAGTTGCAGTTTTTTTCTTCCCTTTGGTAGGGTCTTTTGTAAGGACTTTACCCTCAGGATCAGGTTTTTTTGTAGGCATTCGGTTATACGTTCCAATATTTTATTATAGCACACTTGACAGGAATGTCAATAAGGTGTACAATATGACTGTAAGGAATCAAGGGTTATTCTTAGCTTTATATATTTTTTCAAATAACGTTCTATAGTCGTCTATATCTCCAACAAATCCTCCGATACTATCTGGTTCAATATGGTAGTTACTCTTCTTGATATCCTTACGGATGTCGGTGCCCCCTTCTGCCATGACAAATGCTTCGTATAATAATTTTATTTGTTTGCTCATGGTAGAAACACACAATATATCTTTCTCTCGTATCACATAAAAATCTTCATCAGATAGTTGCTGCCATTTTATAAATCCCATACCCCTCGCGATCTTAGTTT